GCGACGGCAGCCTTCATCTACGTCGATGGCGTGGACGTGACGGAGAACTACGTGGACAACACGCTAGCCGGGGATGCGGATATGCGTGTCGGAGACACCGCCGCAGGCTTCCACGATGAGTTCGCCCTGTACCCGACCGCACTCTCATCGGCCAGGGTGCTAGCGCACTACAACGCTGGTGCCACGGTATCGACGGACAGCGCGGCCATCTACCAGTCCGACCGACTCCGCAAACAACTGAGAGCCATTGTCTGATGCCCGCCATCGCCTTCAAGTCGCAGGGGGCAGGCGCGTCCTCTGAGACGAGCGGCGCGGCCGTTTCCCCGGCAAGCCCGGCCACGGTTGACCCGAACGACATTCTCATCGTCCATGCCTACTTCGAGGGAACGGCAACGACACCCGACACGCCAGCGGGATTCACGCTGCTGTCGGGGCCACACGTCATCGAGACGACTATCAGCCGACACTGGCTGTACGGCAAGATCGCGGTTGGCTCAGAGGACGGAGCGGCGAACGCCCTCGGCTCGCAGGCGGTGACGACGATGCGCTCGGGCCGGTGCTACTCCTTCTCGGGCTATGAGGCGGGCAAGCTCGAAGAGATCATTCGCGGCTTCGCCCACATCTCTGCCAACTCCTCGACACCGGGAATGCCGACAGTCACGACGACGGTGCGGGGAGGACTGGCCGTGTGCTGCGTCGCCGTCAACGACAACAACGCGACCGCTCCCGCCACGGGCGAGTCCGGTGGAGACTGGACGGAGGCCGTGGCTGAGTACACGGTGGCGCTGACACCTGGGCTGAGTCTCCAACTTCAGACAGCCACGCCGACCGCGAACCCCGGAACGATCTCAGGCGGAACCACGAACATCACCGCCGCAGACCCGGTTGGGCTGCTCGGCTTCGAGATTCGCCCCTATCCCCATGCGAGCTTCGATCCGCTGGCTGGTAAGACGCATCCGAGGAACTTCGTCTAATGCCAGGCGCACCCGGACGGTTCATCCCCGAGCTGCCTGAGCTCCAGGGCTATCTGCACGGCGGGGTAAGGGCCGGCGAAACCGTCACGTTCGACGCGACGGTCGCGGGGCTAGGCGCGCTCGCCAGCAGTTTCGTCCGCGACCAGCGCATCGTGGCGGCGACGATCGCGGGGAGCGGGACGCTGACGCCCAGCGTCGTCCGCAACCAGCGTGTCCTGGCTGTCAGCGTTGCCGGTACGGGTGCCGTCAGCGTCCCGCTGGCCGTGACGCGGAGCATCGCCGCAACCATCGCGGGAGCAGGTGCCCTCGTCGCCGAGTTCGTCCGCGTGAAGTTCCTGCAGGTGACGATTGCAGGCGTAGGAGCGGTGAGCGCCGGGCCGCTCGCGGTGCTGCGCGGGATCGCCGCGACCATCGCCGGTACGGGCAGCGTCACGGCGACCATCGGAGTGACACGGGCGCTGGCCGTAACCGTGGCGGGTGTCGGTGCCGTCACCGGCAGCTTCGTGCGCTCCGTGCGGGCACTCAACGTCGTCGTCTCTGGCGTCGGCTCGCTGGTCGCTGACGTCACCATCCTCGGCCAGGTTCGCTTCGAGGTCGCCATAGCGGGTGTCGGCAACGTCGTGGCGAACACCGTGCGAACGCGAGGCGTGGCAGTCGCCGTAGCGGGAATCGGCGCAGTCGTACCGAACTTCGTGCGGAATCAGCGTGTGTTGGCTGTCGCGGTCGCAGGGCAGGGCGCCCTGACGGCCATCCACCACCACATCAGGAACCTCGCCGTGGTCATCAGCGGGCAGGGCACCGTCGCCGCGGTCTTCGGCCACTTCCGCCATCTGGCCGCGAGCATCGCCGGACAGACCGCCGTGGCCGCCGACGTCTTCGTCGGCATCGTGTTTCAGATGCTCGACGCGATCCATTCGGGCCGCATCGCCGACGCCACGCAGGGAAGCATCGACGGCATGGAGCAGGGCGTGATCTCGGACACCGTTGCCGGTGAGATGGAAGAAGTGCTCGAGGAGGTGTAGATGCCGTACGCGGATCCAGAACAGAAGCGTCGGCACGGACGCGAGTATTACCTAGCGAATCGCGAACGGATACTTGCTCGTAATCAGGCCTGGGCTGAGCGTAATCGAGAGAAGGCTCGCGCCATCAGGAAGCGGTGGCGGGACAAGAACCCTCAATACGCGGGGCTGTGGTATCGCGAGAACCACGCACACGTTCGCGAGATGCAACGCGGCTGGTACCAGCGCGCGTTGGCGAAGAATCCTGAAGAGGTGCGGGCCGAGCGGCGGGCAACGATGGCAAAGCGTCGGGCGAGACAGCGAGCGGCCTATGTTGAGCACGTTGCGCCAGCGGTCGTCTGGGAACGAGACGAGGGCATCTGCCAACTTTGCGGTGAGCCAGCCGAGCCGAATGACTGGCACCTAGACCACATCGTGCCGCTTGCTCGCGGCGGCGAGCACTCGTACCAGAACGTCCAGGTCGCTCATCCTCTCTGCAACTGGCGAAAGGCGGCGTCATGGGTCAAGTTGTCAGCGTAGAGGACGTCAGACCATCTCCCCGCTACGACAGCCAGCCGTGGACGAACGCGCTGTTTCAGGAAGGCACGGCTTCGGCGGGCCCGTGGACGGATCTCGGCACGATCAGCCTCTCGCCCGTCGATTCCGATCCGGCCAATCCGGCCTACCGTGACTTCACCGTCGACAACGCCGGCACGGCGAGCGGTCTGTGGTACCGGCTCGTCTTCAGGGACGCCCAGGGCGACACGGGGCTACCGACGTTCCCGATGCAGAACGTGGCCGACGACCGGCCGGTGTATGCCTCGGCCTCCGAGCTCGCGCAGCTCTTGCGCGTGAACGTGACGCAGCGCCACGCCTCGCTGATGCGAGTTCTGAAGTCCGCAGCCGAGGAGATCGACTCTGAGATCGGCACCGTGGACGTGAACGGCGACACGCTGCCCTACTCGAACGCGCCAGCGCTGGCACGCGAGGTCAACCTCGAGCGCGCCGTCGAGCACTGGCAGCAGCAGCAGTCGCCCTTCGGCATCATCGGCGTCGGCGACACAGGCGCGACGTACACCGCCCGCGATTCCTGGGATCGCCACGCGCACAAGCTCGCGCCGCTCAAGGCCAGCTGGGGCATCGCATAGTGGCAACAGTGGCGGCGATCATGGACGCGCTTGCGGAGCAGATCCACGAAGAGCTCTGCGGCACCGCGAACGTGCCGATCCCCGATCTCCAGGTGGACGGTCGCATGGTGCCGAGTCCTTCGCCGCCCGCGGTGGATATCTACCCCGCCGACCCGTTTCAGGAGCCGCTGGCGATGGGGCCGGGAAACAACATCGTCTACCTCACCGTCCGAGCTCGTGTCCACACCGCTGACAACGAATCTGGCCAAGACCTCCTGCTCTCGATGATGGATCCCGAGGCCTCGACGTCGATGGCTCAGGCGATTCTCTCCGACAAGACCCTCGGCGGTGCCGTAGACAAGGTGAACATCCGAGAGGGGCCCTCGGCCTTCGGCGTGTTTCAGGACACGGGCGGCGACGGGAACCTGCTCGGCTGCACCTGGACTGTGCAGGTGATCCGGTGAAGGTGCTCCTGCTCGGCAACGCGCCGTGGGCACCATCGGGTTACGGGGAACAGATCGCGCTGCTGGCACCGCGGCTCAAGGCGCTCGGACATGAGGTCGCGATCGCGGCCAACTACGGCATCCAGGGCACGATCGTCCCCTGGTCTTCACCGGACGGCCAGCAGTTCGTCGTCTACCCGGCACACGGAGACCAGGGCAACAACTCCGTCGCCTACTACGCAGAGCACTTCGGGGCCGACGTCGTCCTGGCGCTGCTCGATGCCTGGCCGATGAAGCCGAAGGCGTGGCCCGACGACTTCCGCATGGCGATTTGGGCACCTGTCGACCACTACCCAGTTCCGCCGCTCGTCGGGGCTGTTCTGAAGAGCGAGAAGGTTCAGCCGATCGCCATGTCGCAGTTCGGGCGCGACTGGATGGAGCGCCTGAAGCTCGGGCCGCTGTACGCGCCGCACGCCGTCGACACGCAGATGTTCCGGCCGCAGCCCGAGATCCGAGACGCGGTGCGCGACGACATGGGCATCCCGCGAGATGCCTTCCTGGTAGGCATGGTGGCGGCGAACAAGGGCTGGAATCGGCAGGTCTCGCGTAAGTGCTTCCCTCAGGCGTTCGAGGCGTTCTCCCGGTTCTCAGCCCGCCACGACGACGCCTGGCTCTACGCGCACACGGACGCCACTGGACGCTCGGGTGACGGCACGAACCTGGAGTCCCTCGTGCTGGCGATGAACGGCCTCGACGAGAGGCCGGGGCGACTGCTCGAGCGCATCCGCTTCCCCTCCGAGCGCGAGGTGCTGATGGGGCTGCCGCGGAACTTCCTCGCGGCGCAGTACGCGGCCTTCGACGTGCTCCTGAACCCATCGATGGGCGAGGGGTTCGGAGTGCCGATCATCGAGGCTCAGGCGTGCGGCGTCCCGGTCATCGCATCCGACCACTCGGCCATGACCGAGCTCGCGCAGGCCGGCTGGCTCGTCGGTGGCGATCCCTGGTGGGACGCCTTGCAGGACTCGTTCGCCTTCATGCCTCACATCGCGTCGATCGAGGCGGCGCTGGAGGCCGCCTACGAGGCCCGTGAGGACACGGCGCTGCGCGAGGCAGCCGTCGAGTTCGCGATGCAGTACGACGCCGACCTCGTCGTCACGACGTACTGGGAGCCGATCATCGAGCAGCTAGGGACGCCGCGGGAAGTGCCGCCGCTCACGCCGAACGCGAACGGCAACCGCGCGCAGCGGAGAGCGACAGCCCGGAAGCGCGCGAGAGCGAAGGCGTGAAGGTCGCAGTTCTGACGCTCTGCCGAGACAGGCTCGACTACACGCAGCACTGCTTCCAGACGCTCCGCGACAACGCCGGCTGCGACTTCGACCACTTCGTGCTCGACCAGGGCTCCTCGGATGACACGGCCGGCTGGCTCCTGACCGAGCAGGCCGCCGGCCGTGTCAGGTCTGTGTACCTCACCGGCGAGAACATCGGCTGCACGCGTGGCTGGAACACGCTGCTGCGGGTCTGCCGTCCGGAGTTCTACGACGTCATCGTGTGCTTCGACAACGACTGCGAGGTCATCACGAAGAACACGCTGCAGGCCGTCGGCCACGCGGCGTACGCGCACAAGGAGATTCTGGCTCCGCGTGTGCTGGGCCTATTGCACCCGCCGCCGACGATCTCGAGGTTCCGGCTCGGGCCGAACCTCATCGACGAGACGACGATCCTCGGCAACATCTTCATGGCGATTCCGTCGTCGCTGCTCGCGTGGGGCGGCTTCCGCTGGGACGAGCGATACGCGGTCTGGGACGGTGGCGAGTCGATCACGGCCTGGCACCGCGACCGTGGCGGACGTTGCGGTTACGTCCAGGGCTTCTACGTCAACCACTACAAGACCACGCTCGGCCAGGTGGAGGACATTCCCTGGTACTTCGAGAGGCGAGTTCATGAGGGAGGACGGCCGCGGTGAAGACCATCGTCGTGGATCTCGGCTGCGTCGACCACAGCCCCAGTGAGACGTCGCTGAAGACGCTCGTCGAGGAGTACAAGCCCGATCTGGTCTTCGGATTCGACCCGCTGCTCGAGCTTCCCCTCGAGTCGCAGCGGGAAGACGACACCTCGCTCATCCTATGCCGGGCTGCGGCCTGGCTCCACGATGGGACAGCCGGTTTCGTGGTGAACGGCAACGGCTCCAGGGTGCAAGGCGACAACGGCTCGGTGGCATGCTTCGACTTCTCGCGCTGGCTCTCCGATCTCCGCACGAGCCATCCCCGGCCCGACGTCATCGTCGTGAAGATGGACATCGAGGGCGCCGAGGTGCCGATCGTTCAGAGGATGATCGAAGATGGCACCGACAAGCTCATCGACGAGCTCCTCGTCGAGTGGCACGGTGCGGGCGAGGAGCTCGAGGAGCGACTGAGCTGTCGCGTCAGGCGCTGGTGGATGTGAGTCTGAACGGTCTGTGCGAATGCGGCTGCGGCGGGCCAGCGCCGATAGCTCCGACCACCGACCGCAAGCGTGGCTATGAGAAGGGCAAGCCGCGGCGGTTCATTCACGGACACCATCGCCACTACCCCTGGCGCACTCAGGTTCCGGCGACCGAGGCGGATCGCGCATGGGCCGCTGGTGTATTCGACGGCGAAGGCTCCGTCTACATATCCCCACGCCGCCGAACGTACAGCCTGATCATTTCAGTCGGCCAGTCATCTTCTAGCCGTGCTCGACCAGCGCCGATGGTTCTCAAGTTGAGAGAGCACTTCGGAGGGTCGCTCTCTTGCATGCAGAGACCCAATGGTCTCCCCCATCACACATGGCAGGTTTCATGTCGAGCAGCGGAGCTCTTTCTTAGGGCCATCGCTCCCTACGTGGTGCAGAAGCGCGAGCAAGTCGCACTCGCTCTGGACTACCGAGAGAAGGTTGTCCGCAGCGGCAGTAGAGCCGACGCTGAGCGCCATCGCCAGCTCCTACGTGCCGCCAAGCGGTGATCTTCGACACGGATGATCTCCACGAGGGGCACGACCGCCTAGACCTGTTCCTAGAACTCAAGGCTGCCAATCCCCGGTTCCGCATGACCGCGTTCGTTGTTCCCGCGTTGTGCTCCGAGGAGTACCTGCAAGGACTGCCCGAGTGGATTGAATGCGCGGCTCATGGCTTGCGGCATGGCGGCCCTGGTTGCCCCGATCCTCGAGAAGCAGAGCACTGGACGTACGAACAGGCAATGGACGTGCTGCTCTCCGTCCCAGACCGACTCGCGGGCGGCTGGAAGAGTCCGGGCTGGCTCGTATCCAATGGGACGTATCAAGCCTTGCTGGATCTGGACTGGTGGTGCGCCGATCACCCAATGAACAATGACCGGCGCCCACGCGGGCTCCGTGTCCACGTCTGCGGCACCGGCGACCACGTCCATACGCATGTCGGGAACGTCTGCGGCAACGGCATCGAGGAGACCTTCCCCATGCTGCTCCGCAGGGTGCAGGAAGCACAGTCGTTCGAGTTCATGAGCGAGGTGGTCGGTTGACCGTCGAGACCTTCCAGACGGAGTTTGAGATCGACGCCCTGGTCGGTGTCATCAGCCTCATGCGCCCGCAGCGCATCCTCGAGGTCGGCGCGTGGCACGGCGGGACGCTGCGGCACTGGATGAACCTCGCGACCGACGCGGTCGTCGTGATCGACGACGAGATGCGGATGGCGGACACCTGGCAGCGGTGGGCCGACGAGCTCGGCGTGGAACTTCACCTGCTGCACGGTCACTCCGAGGATCCGGCGATCGTCGAGCGCGCCCAGCAGTTCGGCCCGTACGACTTCTGCTTCATCGACGGCGACCACACGTACAAGACCGTCCGCGCTGACTGGGAGCACTACGGGCCGCCGCTCACGAGCATCGTCGCGCTGCACGACATCATCGAGCGGCCTGGATACGGCGTCTCGCAGCTCTGGCAAGAGATCAGAGCGCAGCCGGGCGCGCGCTGGATGGAGATCAACGAGACGGTCGAGCCGCACAACGAGACGCGGCACGGAATCGGGGTCGTATGGACGTGAAGCTTTCGATCGTCATCCCGACGCTCGGCAGGGCGACGCTGGAGCAGACGCTTGCGTCGTGCGCCGAGGCAGACGAGATCGTGGTCGTGCTCGATACGGCGAGGGGCGGAATACTCCCCTGCGACCTGCCGCCGAACGCCGTCTTCACAGAGGGCCACTTCGGGGTCACAGGCGGCCACGCCGGCCGCGTACACGGCATCGGCCTCGCTACCGGCACGCATCTGGCGTTCTTCGATGACGACGACGCCTATGTACCCGGTGCGATCGCTCTCATGCGTGAAGCCGCCTGTGACGTCCCTGTCATCTTCCGCATGGATCACTACGCGCACGGTGTCCTCTGGCGAGACCGCGAGGTGCGCTTCGGGAACGTCTCCACGCAGATGTATGTGGTGCCGAACGACCCGGACAGGATCGGAACCTGGGAACCGCATGCGCCGGGGCTGAAGGAGCCAGGCGGCGACTACACCTTCATCGCGGGCTGCGTTCAGAACATGGGCGGGCCTGTCTGGCGCGAAGAGATCATCTCTGTCATCCGTCCGCACGAGCGCCAGCGGCCCTCGATCACGATCGTCACGCCCTGGTACGGGCACCCCGAGCTGGCAGACGACTACGTCGCCGCCGTGGTGCCAGAGCTCCGACCGGGCGACGACGTCATCATCGTGGACAACGGCGATGCGCCCGAGCTGCCGTTCCGGAGTCTCACGCCTTCGCGGAACCTCGGGTTCGCGGCTGGATCGAACCTGGGGCTCGACCACGCCGAGACGGACGCCGTGCTGTTCCTGAACAACGACATCTCTCCCGGTCGCCGAGGCTGGCTGGCCCAGATCCGTGCGGCGCTCGCGCCCGACGTTCTCTGCGGGCCGCTCCGCGTCGCGCCGCACGCCGACGTCAACGGCATGCGCTTCCCCTACATCGACGGCTGGTGCCTCGCCGGGATGCGGGACGACCTGAACGCACTCGGCGGATTCGACTCAACCCTCGAGGAGCCCGCCTACTACTCCGACAACCTCCTGTGCCTCGCTGCCCGCCTGGCGGGCATGACGCTCCGCGACGTACGGGTCTCTCTGCACCACAAGACGAGCGTCACGTCAGAGCCTGAGCGCAATCCGCAGGTGCAGAAGGCGTCCGCGTACAACCGCGCCGTCTACGTCGCCAGGGCTCAGAGCGTCGCCTAACACGAACCCGCAAGGGAGGAGGAACCAGCAATGGCAGTAGGCGCAGCAACTGACTGGAAGGTCGTCGTCGCGGGCGTCGTGCTCTCGACCTGGGCGCACGACGTCCAGATCGAGGACGAGAAGGAGAAGCTCGACGCCTCAGGCTTCAGCCCGACAGGGAACCGCACCTACGTCCCCGGTCTCCGCGATCAGACGGTGACGGTGCAGTTCCGCAACGACATGGCCTCGGGCGGGCCGTTCCAGACGATCAAGCCGCTGTACGAGGGTGGCTCGGTGTTCCCGTTCTTCGTCCAGCGCGACTCGGACGCGGGCACGTCGTCCACGAACCCGATCTACGGTGGCTCCGCCTCCGTCTACAGCTTCCCGGTCGGCGCGTCGCTGAACGAGATCGAGGAGCTGGAGATCGAGTTCGCGCCCGCAACGAACTCTGTCTTCAACTGGGGCACCGCCGCGCCGTAGTCGTGGCCGACGGAGTCCGGGTCAACGTCAGAGGGCTCAAGGAACTGTCCCGCGACTTCCGCCGCATCTCGAAGGGTCTCTCCGACGATCTCGTCGACAGCCTCAAGGAGGCGGCGGAAGACGTGGAGCGAGACGCCGAGGACTTCGCTCTCGGGCGCATTCGCAACATGCCGTCCAGTCCGCGGTGGTCTGGGATGAGAATCGGCGTGTCGCGGGCCCAGGGGCTCGTCTACATCGTCCCGTCAGCACGCAGTAGACGCAGGGCAGGATCAAGCCGCGGGAACCTCGCGAACCTCCTCCGAGAGCGAGCGATGGATCCGGCGGTGGAACGTAACGCAAGCTCGGTCGAGAAGAAGGTCGATGACCTCCTGGGGCGACTCGCCGGCCAAAGCGGCTTCTAAAGGAGGAACGAATGTCACGGTTCGGCACGTTCAACATCAACGGCGAGGTGTACGACCTCGATGACTTCACGCTCGACGAGGTCGAGCAGATCGAGGAGCTGTGCGGCGGCGCGCCCTTCTCAGATCTGTCGTTCGGTTCGGCGAAGGCGATGAAGGCGATCGCGTTCACGCTCATGCAGCGAACCGATCCCGAGATCGAGATGTCCGACGTGGGCAAGGTGAAGCTCATCGACTTCCTGCCCGCGGACGAGGAGATGCCCAAGCTCCCCCCAGACGAAGAGGCGAGTCCGGCCGCCTCAGACCCCGCCGCCTCTGGAGCCCGGCTCTCAGTCGCCTCTACCCCTGGCTAACGCCGTTCACCATCGGCGAGCTGAAGATCCGCGAGTGGGTGGACATCCAGGCGGACATCTACGCGATAGAACAGCAGCACAAGAAGGAGGCCCGCATGGCTAGGAGGCGCCGTGGCTAACCGCAAGCTCGTCGTCGAGATCGTCGGCGATGCGAGCTCCCTTCAGCGCGCGCTAGGAAACGCAGCCTCCTCCGGGAGCCGGTTCGGCTCCGTGATGGGAAAGGTCGGCAAGATCGGCCTGGCCGCGGGCGCTGCGATCACAGGCGGACTCGTCGTCGCCCTGAAGCAGGGGTTCGACGAGATCTCCGAGTCGCAGAAGGTGATGGCCCAGACCGAGGCCGTCATCAAGTCGACGGGCGGCACGGCTCAGGTCACCGCCAAACAGGTGACGGGGCTCGCGGAGTCCCTGTCGCAGATGAGCGGCGTCGACGACGAGGTGATCCAGGGCGGCGAGAACATGCTGCTCACGTTCACGAACATCCGCAACGAGGTCGGCGAGGGCAACGACGTCTTCAACCAGGCCACGGCCACGCTGCTCGACATGTCGACGGCGCTGGGCACGGACATGAACAAGTCGGCCATCCAGCTCGGCAAGGCGCTGAACGATCCCATCAAGGGCATCACGGCGCTGCAGCGGGTCGGCGTCTCGTTCACGGAAGGCCAGAAGGAAACCATCAAGAAGATGGTCGAGACCGGCGACGTGATGGGCGCTCAGAAGCTCATCCTCGGCGAGCTGAACAGGGAGTTCGGCGGGTCGGCCAAGGCGTTCGGGGAGACGCTGCCAGGCCAGCTGGCGAAGACGCGCAACGCCTTTGATGAGGTCGCAGGGAACGTCGCCATGAAGCTCTTACCGATGCTGACGGGCCTCCTCGACTGGGTGAACTCCAACTGGCCCACGATCGAGGCCGTCATCAATGCCGGGGCGACGGCGATACAGGCGGCGTTCGACGCCATAGGCGTCGCGGTGAACTGGCTACGAACGCAGTGGGACATTCACCGCGAGTCGGTCATCACGGCCTGGAACGCCGTCCAGAACGCGATCATGAGAACGATCGAGTGGATTCGGACGAACATCGTCCCGATCATCCAGGGCGTCATCACCGCGGCGATCGCCATCTGGGATCGCTTCGGCGGCGAGATCATGACCATCCTCACTCGACTAGCGGCCAGCATCAAGGGAACGATGCAGAACATGCTGGCGCCGATGAAGATCATCCTGGCGCTCATACGAGGCGACTGGTCGACTGCCTGGAACGAGATCAAGGGCGTAGTCACGCGCACGCTCGGCGGGATCCTCGCCAACATCAAGGCGATCGGCGGCGCGCTGGTTTCGGCCGCGGTCGAGATTGGCAGGATGATCGTCAGCGGCATCCTCGCTGGCCTCGCTGGCCTCGCCAACAAGGTCGGCGAGCAGATGCAGAAGGTCTGGGACGCTCTCAAGACGGCGGCCACCACGGCCTACAACTTCGCGCTCGACATCGGCGGCAACGTCATCGAGGGCATCTACAACGCGATCAAGGGAAAGATCAGCTGGCTCAAGGATCAGATCGAGAACGCGCTCGGCTTCCTGAAGGATCTCAGCCCGTTCTCGTCTGTCGAGGAGGGCGGCTACAGGTACATCGGCAAGCCGATCATGGACGGCGCAGCGAGGGGCGTGCTCGAGAACGTAGGCACGCTGGACAAGGCCACCCGCGCAGGCGTCCGCGCGGCCATCTTCGCGTCCAAGGCAGACATCGCCGCGGCGTCAAGGCTGCTGGGCGTCAGCGCCGTGCAGGAGATCATCAACGGCGTCGTGGGGATTCAGCCCACGCTCACCCAGCAGTTGAAGCAGGCGCTTGCAGACGCCACTTCGCAGGCAATGGAAGCTGCGAAGCAGAAGGTCTTGGAGAAGAAGGGCGAGCTCGCCGCGGCGTTCGGGAGCATGGCGAGTGCAGCCCTGGCCGCATTCGACGCTGTCACCGCTGGCTGGAAGTCGCCCGCGGAGAGGGCGCTGGAGAAGATGCGACTGGAGGATCAGATCAAGGCCGTAAACGACGCCGTCGCGGACGCGCAGTCGGAGCTCGACCGCCTGATCGCAGAGAGCGCGGCGGCTTCTCAGCAGCGCCAGGCGCTCGGCCTAGCGCCGCCTTCGGGAATGGATCCCGAAGAGTGGCAGAAGCAGGTCGACGCAGCCGAGGCCATCATGAAGGAGAACGGCCCGCGCATCCTGGCGGCGCAGGAGCAGCTCGAGGCCGCCAAGCGCGCGCTGGTGGAGTTCAACCTCGAGCAGCAGGCCAAGGCAGAGCGCGAGGCATACCTCGCCAAGCGCGCCGAGAGGCGCGCCGAGTTCGAGGAGCAGCTCGCGGATCTGGGAAGCTGGGCCGAGCGCCATGGCAGACGGCATGGGGAACTGCGTAATCGGATCGAGGAGCTATGGCGCAAGTTCGGCATCGAGGCCAGGGCCATCGGCAAATCCTTTGGGAAGTCGATGGCCAAGGGCCTCTACGACTCGATCCCGGAAGTCGTCGCCGCCGCCCAGGCCGTCGCCCAGGCCGTCGCCGACAACACGAAGGGGAAGTCGCCGACGAAGGAAGGGCCGCTCTCGAAGTTCTCGCCGGAAGACGCAGGGCGCAACTACGCGCTCGCATTCGCTAGGGGTCTACGTTCAATGGTGCCGACTGTCAACCAGGCATTCGCCGCGCTGCCCAGCGGCACGGCTGCTGCTCTCAGCCCGATCGGCATGCGAAGCTCGATGCGCGCGGCGGCGCCGACCAGCACCCACCACCATCACATCTACCTCGACGGCAAGCCAGTAGCAGAGGTCGTCACGAAGCACCAGTTCAGGATGGCGCGCAGGGGCGCGGAGCTGCCGTAATGCCCTCTGGGCCTCTCGCCCAAGGCGCCGCCTACCCGCTATACGAATCGGTCGCCCTTCACGACATACCGGCCGGCTACTGGCGACTCGACAACGCCGCGCCGACGACGGACGAGTCCGGCAACGCGAACACGCTGTCTGCGGTCGCCTCCCCGGCGAACATCACGGGCCTCATCACGGCTGGCGAGGCCCGCGACTTCAACGGCTCGACGCAGGCCTACACCGCTGCCGACCACGCCTCGCTGGACTTGGGCGACTTCTTCACGCTCGAGGTCTGGATAAAGCCCGACTCGGTGACGGGCGCCCATACGCTGATCTCGAAGGGCACGAACGGCTACCAGCTCCGTACGAACGGCACGGCCGTCGAGCTGTTGAAGCAGGGTGACGGCGTCATCGTGGCCTCCACCGGCCTGACGCTCGTCGTCGGGCAGACCTACCACATCATCGCCACGAAGGACGGTGCCGCTAGCGCCAGGCTGATCGTCAACGGCGTGAACGTCTCGGGCAGCGTGACCGTTCGCACCTGCGCGAACACGGCTACGGCGCTCAACATCGCGCGGAAGTCGGACTCGACCGAATGGTACGACGGCGTTCTCGACGAGGTCGCCGTCTACGCCTATCCGATGACCGAGGACATGGCGCTCGGGCACTACGGGCCCGGAAGCGGCACCTTCGGCACGCGCCTGCGTACGAGCTTCCCTGCCGTCAAAGTCGAGATCGCCTTCGACTCGGCGTGGAACGCGCCCTACCCGCTCTGGGAGGACGTCACCTCGTACCTGCGCCTGGAGGGGCTGAAGTTCACGCATTCGGGC